CAAGGAGGGACTCATAGACATGGACACTGTGCAGATCACCGCAGAGGCTCGTGGTGTGTACGTGGAGAGAACACTTGCTGAGTACAAGCAGGCTCAGTTACGTAGAACACCTGAGCAGATCGCTGAGGAACGTGCAGAGGCTAGAGCCGCACATGGGCCTGGAGTTAAACTTGTGAACGTGTTTACTGGAGAGTCATACACTACATAATCTAAAATAAATAACAGTAGAGGGCAAGGTCCCCGGCAGAGATGTCGGGGATTTTTTTTGAAAAAAATATCTCGAGGGGTGAGGGGTTAGTAACACAAAAACAAATCCTAATTTTGACAGCGGCTAGGGGTGCCAAATCACCACCTCAAAAGCCTAAGTACTTCTTTTAAAAAAATCGTAGCACAGTTTTTTTGGATCTAGAACCAATTTCACTGTATAAGTAATAGTATGACTACTAGTAAAAAGCACCTGCTCAATAGTGTAAGTACTTCTGCAAAAAATATGCACACAGAAAATTTAGGTACAAATACCCATTTCGAACTGCGTATCAAGTATAAGCCTAATACAAGCACTGTTGTTAAGGATAGTATTACCCATGCATACAGCATACGTTTATGGGTTGATCACAAGATAGAAACATGGCAACCCAATGACAGTACACTGGTGTTTTATACGGAACGTGATGCTAATATGAGCAGTTTAATAGTAGGATCTGATGACATGATAGTTTCATGTGAATTGATCAAAATCAAGCCTTAATATACCTTATAAGGGGTTCACCATCTAAATACACTTGTATAACGTTGCTTTACCGCCTAGTCAAGTTAGATACAGTGTTAAAGACAAAACATAAAACACAACCAGTAGGAGTCGAAAGCAGTTACACAGTGTTATAAATATCTCTAGTAAGAAAGGGAGTTTATGGCAGTTAAAAAAGCAAAGGGTGTTAAGTCCGCTAATTGGAAACGATTTCGCGGTGACTCAGAAATCAAACCCTGTCGTTATGTTGGACACAATGGCAAACAGTTATTGGCTGGAGTCGTTGATGGTGAGATCATACTAGACAGTGCAGGTGCCCCAATACCATTTCATAATATCGATTGCGAATGGAGAACCTAAAACTAGAATTTGGCGCGGGTGGTGCCAGCGAAAGACCTGGCTATAAGACCGTGGACATACGACCAGAGCCTGGCGTGGACTATGTGTGTCCTGCTTGGCAGATCAACTCCCACATAGAAGACAACACAGTACATGAAATATATTCAAGGCATTTCTTTGAGCACCTAACGTTCCAGCAAGGGCGTGTGGTCCTAGACCAGTGGTACAACATACTAGTACCTGGCGGGCTCATGGAGATGATGTTACCCAACATGGATCTGCACATAGCACAGTTCCAAGCGGATCCCACACATGAACACGGACTCGCAGGCATATATGGTTGGCAACGTGGTGTGTTTGATGATACCTGGGACTGTCACAAATCCGGCTACAACTGGACCAGCCTACACAAACTATTAAAACAGCATGGTTATGATAACATAGTCAATCACAAGAAGCCACTGCACAAACATCTGCACGTGTCAGCACGTAAGCCTAGATAAACCAAAACAGTATAGCACCAAGGGTGAATCCTTTTAGAAAGGTGATCCACAGTATGGTATAACTGTCAAGTCCAAACTTGTCCTGCCAATACTTGATGTATCGCTTATGCCATTCAAAAAATGGTCTCATAATTAATCTCCGGTAAAAACGTCGGGTGAACCACCTGCGGTGTTAGGGCCACAGTGTGGCGGTAAAGGACACAGAGCATCAGGGTTGGCTCCGTCAGCGGTATCATTAACAGATAGGATATTGTGTACGAACACGTTATTGCAACCTGCAATAAGGCCACCACCTCCATGACTGTTTGGATCACCGTTTACAGCAACCAATTTGTTGTTGGCATATACAGTTGAGTTACCACTGACTATCGTGGTAGCACCGCATATCCTTCCATCTCCATCTCTGTGTACACTTGGCATACTAGTATTTATTTGGATTTGCGTTTAGGAGGAAGTATAGCACCAGTTGTTATGTAGTGCAGTGTTAAAGGATTGTTTGGCTGGTAGGATAGGTATTCCGAACGCGGAGTGCGTTTTTTACGCATACCTGACTTGCGTTTCTTTTTAGCCATCCGGATATTTATGACAAACAGTTACGATAAATACATTTAAGGAACAGGAGTTCAAGAATGGCTAAAGCAAAGACAGGATTGTCAATACCACACGTTGGTGTACGAAAGAAAACATCTATCGGCAACAACCACTCTATGATCAAGACCAGTTCCATGAACAAGAGCAAGAGACGAAGTTACAAGAAGTATCGAGGCCAGGGCCGATAAGATGCTTAAGGTAATCGCAGTCGTTCTCATGCTCGGTGCCGGCCCTAATGGGGAACGCGACACTTACATATTCACGGATCCGGTCCACGATAGTCTGCAAGAATGTGTTGCATGGGTGCAAGGATCAGTTCCATCTATCTATCAACTAATGGGCAGTATATACGGAAACAGAGGCATTGAAAATGTTTTCTGTATGGACCAAAGAAAACTTGAAGACTATTTTGGTTACACACTGGAAGACTTTAGGAAGAGCCAGGAAGACGATACCATACTACCTCCCAAACTGCCTTTTCCGGAAACACCAAAACAGGGAACTGAGGTATGAATGAATTCCTTAACAGTTGGAGATTCGCGGCCTGCATAGGAGCCATGTTAGCGATACTGGCCGTTGTGGGTGGACCAAAGGAAGAGAAAAGGCCTGCGGTTGAAGAAACTGCTATTCAAAAAAACGTAAACTAACGTTTACTAAATTCAAAACAATCTTTGCGTGTGTTATACTTAAAGTCTAGGCTCTGCCAATGATCAATTCTGTTGATGGTGGTTTCCCAATGCTTCTTGTATGACTTATCCCAACGAGTGTTTGAAATGGATACTTCGTATTGTAATCCGTCCTTGAGTGCTGATTCCATTTGTGTAACAAGTTCGACATCGCCTGCTACTGCGAGTTTTTTAGTTTCGTGCTTCGGCATACTAAAAGTATATTTATACTAAATATTATTACGTTCATCCAAATAGGACGGAAGTAGCATATCGCGAAGGAACGCATTGTAAAACGTTCAACCCGCAAGGGTCGGAAGTAGGCACTAGCCGAAGGAACGCACCAAACTTTAACAAGGGAGGTGACAATGAATAGATTCGATCACTTACATAAGATATACCGTGAGCAACGTGTGAAAGCACGTAAGGAACGTATCCTACAGAGTTCAAGAACAGTCGTAGATGCAAACGCACACGGAACTTCTGGCTATGTTATAAAGCATGGTGAGAACAAGGGATCAATCGCTGGACATACGTCAGTGATACATCCAAACAAAACCTTTTAGTGGGTAAACTCCAACCAAGTGGTGATGCAGTATTTGTCACCACTGAGTGGAGGATTGCCTCTGTGCGTATGAGTATATCCCGCAGGACAAAACATAATGGATCCTTCCACCGCAGGCACACGTTTGCTTTGATATAGGAATTCAGTCTCCCCACCTTCCGCAACAGTGTTTAGATAGGCCATTGCTAGTATGCAACGTTGACCAGTGTCACGACTTGCGTGTTCACAGTGCCATATGTGATAGCCTTCTGATGGGCGTGTGTGCTGTATTTTAATTGAGTGTGATATCTGCAAGGGGTTGGTGTTTTCAAAGATACCAAATTCACTAGTATAATCCTTTACGCATCTCTGTACTGCTTCATAGTAAGGAGTAAGCAGTTTGTTCATGCTCAGTGCAAACGTGCCTGTTTCTCCTTCGTCATACAGCATGGAGCCATCCTTGTTCATTTTAGGAGCACTTTCATTTGCTGTTTGTCTGGACAGTATGCGTGTACCCTCCTGTTGATGATAATAGTCTATCACCGTTTTACAGTAGTCTGGGTCTAGTTGATTTGGAAATACCTTGATAAAATCTTGCATACAGTTATTTAAGTAGCAACCTAAACCTCTACGTAATATGTGAACAGACGATAGTCTAGTTCACGCATATATGCACTGTAAACACGATTATACTGTACTGATAGGTGTTTGTACTGTCAGTCGTACAAAAGGGGCATTTAAGAGCCATTTAGGCAAAAAACCATATGCGACAGACTGTTTAAATGCATGGTATTTTTACTGTATGTGTAACGTAGGCAAACGCAAAGAGAGCCAATTCGGAGGCACCGTTTTTTTGCTACCGCAAACTACTTCGTAGTAATTTTATTTTTACCGCTACCGCTGTTCGCAGAAATTACCGCTTCCGCTTCGCTTATAAAATTGCGTTTACCGGCCTCCGGTTAAATACATATATGACGCCCGAACAATACAAAGCAGAACTAACAAAGATATGCGGACATAGAAAGATGGACGTAGGTGCCAAGTACATTAGACACTGGGACGGCTTTTGGTTAGAAAAGAATTACTGCATAGACTTAATGAAAGAACGCAATATGCTTGAAGGTGTGAACAGCATACTTGAAGTAGGAGCGGGTATAGGAATGTTAGGTTATCTACTTAAACAAGCCATACCAGGATTAGATTATGAACACACAGATACAGATGAGTATATTAATGAACCCATCTACAAAGGGTGTTGTGATTTATTAGATTCGAAAAGATATAGTTTGTATATCAATGATAGTCAACCAATGAACTTGCCACGCAAGTATGATATGTTGGTTGCTACTAGAACAGTGTTTGATAGAGAATGTATGCCACCAGGAGTTGTGTTTAATTATCGATATTGGTTAGATGATTGTTTTAAATATGTAGACAAGGTATTTGTTAAAACAAACTATCAAGCAAGTGGTAAAGGGTTTCAAGATTACCTTAGACCGTTTTTATTTTTCCCACATGGCTTAGGTAAACCAAGAAGAGGTTGGTATATAATAGTAACTAAAGAACAGTGGAACAATCGTGTCGAAAGATAGAAAATTTAATTTAAGTGCAAATCATAAAGCAACTGGCAAGATGACTGCTGGTAGTTTACATCCTAAGAGTGGTTGGCATAAACCAGATAGTGGTATGACATACTTCCCACGCAACAAGGAAGACTTTGTACCCATTGATGAACTAGCAAAGAATTATATCTTTGATCATTATTATCCTGATACACCTATGTTTGGTAGTGATGATAAAGTTGTTACCATGGGTAGTTGTTTTGCAGATAGACTGCGTACTTGGTTACGTAAGAATGGCAAGAACGCAGATTATATAACAGTGCCAGAAGGACTTAATAATTCATTTGCAGTAAGACAATGGATAGAATGGATATGTACAGGTGATAGAAGCAGTGATGCTTATTGGTATGACAACGACAAAAGTGCAGGTGCGTTCAAGTGGGAACCTGAACAAGAGCAAAAAGAATTATTAGATTATTTTAAAACAACAAAAGGTTTTGTAGTTACTTACGGACTAGCAGAAGTTTGGAGAGATAAAAAGACCAAAGGTGTATTTTGGAGAGGAGTTCCAAATAAAGTTTTTAGTCCTGAACTACATGAGTCAGTTACAAGTACAGTAGAAGAAAATGTTAACAATATGAAACGTATCGCTGATCTTATTCATCAAACGTGTGGAGAAGACAAGCAGATAATTTATACACTGTCTCCTGTACCTTTAGCGGCTACCTTTCAAAACAGACCAACTATGATAAGTGACTGTGTTAGTAAAAGTATATTACGTGTTGCCCTAGACGAGTACTTTAGAAAACACAATCCAAAGAACGTATATTATTGGCCAAGTTTTGAAATGGTACGTTGGGTAGGACCTCACACAGAGTTTCCTACCCTGTACGAAGACAACACAACAAGACACGTAAACAATTCTATTGTGTCAATTATTATAGATAATTTTGTAAAGGCTTTCTTTAAAAACTAACGCCACTGATTCAGTGTGTACAACTTTGCATCATAACAATCAATATAGTCTGAGTTATTGCTATGTCTTACTCTGCCAGTACCGTGTATTATATCACCATCTCTGTATGCAAAAGGTTTGTGTATAACAACGTCAATGTAATCTCCGAAGTTAGTTCCTAGTGTTACAAACGTAACGTATCTTCCTTTGTTACCTTTGTAAACTCTACCATTAGCAACAAGTCCTGCAAATTCTACTCTGTCTAACCATTGTTGTCTTACTCCAAGTGCAGGAATGAAACCATGTTTCCACCAACCATGTAAAGTAGGAAGTCCGTGCCTATGTGCTTCTGTTTGATACACCCAACGTCTATATGATCCTTCACAGTGTTTTAAACAGGCCGCCCAGAACTCTTTTGGATTGTGTGCTTTTTGATATGCTAATGCCCATATGAGTCTACCTAAGTTTACTGCGTGTGCTCTACATAATCCAAAGCCACCTAATTGTTCAAGAGCCGCCATGGCTTCTTTCTTCTTAGGGTGGTTACCAAGACGTTCCACAAACTCCATAATCTTTTCATCATTCTTTTTTGCAAATGCTCTACGATACATATCTGCTTCATACATATCAATATCAATTAGACTTGCAATTATTTCAATAGCATCATCTTCAAACACTACTGAATCTTGTACTGCTTCTTTTGACCAGTCATGAAACATTGCGGCCTTTTGTCTACCACTTAATGCTACCGGACGTATTAGTGCAGTTGCAAAAACACAGTCATGAACACTTTTAGGTTGTATGGCTCTAAACAATCTTCGCATGGCTGGCGACTCACCTTGTGTTACTCCTAACACATCACCACGTGATAATAATGCACTTGTCTTTTCATCTTCTTCTGGATAGTTTTCTAATTTGGTTACTCCGTTAATTTCCATTAACTGAGATAATCCTCTGTTAGCAAGTATATCAACTTTTAAATGTTCTAAGTCTTCAATTTCATATTTGTCCAAAAGTATTTGGTTGTCTTGTGATATTAAACTTTTTGGTAACTGCCTATCAAACATAATAACACCACCACAGTGTTTTGAAATAGCACGTTTCTTTCCGAGTAGTTTCTTTTCTATTCTTTTTGCTTCTTGTACATCTATGTCATAATCTTCATACTTGAAGTTACGTGGTAAGTTACCTTTTGCACCCAAACGTTTTGCCGCTTCTTTCTTTGCACTCTTTTCTCTATACATTACATAGTTTGATAGCCTTGCAGTCTTACCTGGCCACTTTTTAAATATACGTTGCATTACTTCACCCTGTTGATGATGTTCAAAGTCTATATCAACATCTGGTAAGTCTTCACGCATTGGATTCATAAAACGTGCTACTGGTATGTTCCATTTGATAGGATCTACATCTGTGATACCCAATAGGTAACAAATCAAACTGCTACCTGCAGATCCTCTTGTCATGTGTTGTAAGTCTTGTGTAAGATCGATTATGTCACATATCTTATGAAAGTATTGTGTAAATCGTAAGTTTAAGATAAGTTCAAATTCTTCTGCGAGCCTGTCTTTGTATTTGTTGTCTTCTGGTATTGGTCTTTTAAATCTTGATATCAGACTTTGTATGTTTTCTAAATCGTCAGCCATATTGCCTCCTAATGCCTTTTATAAGATTATTTAGTGAAGCAAAATTTGAAGTTTGTTGATTTTGGTAAACTAAATTACCACAACTCTAATGCACGACCATTGCCTGCAATAATCATTACACAGGTTGCTATGTGTAGTACTATCCAGAACGTTCTTGCCGCTAGTGCCTTCTTTACATCGCTCATTGTAATAGGTAGGAATTCTGGTTTGTCTTCGTCGCTTATTCCTATTGGCATACCCACAGTTCTTGCCCAGAACTTTAACCATCTGCGTTGTCCACTCATATGTTATCCTTTCGTTGGACTATTCGGAACCTAAGTTCCCTAAAAATTCTCTTAACTTTGTGCTGTCTGTTTCTGCTCGGATCTTACCAACAGTTTTACCTTCTGTTGGATCAGTTGGCGTTTCGTCTTGTTTGATTTCGCCTGGAGTTGATGTGCGTTTGATTTGATCAAACACTGTTGATTTACGTTTTGAAAATTCTTGATATTCTTCATCATCTGCCAAGTCTCTGATACGTAAACTATCAATATCAAATTCTAAATCTATCTTACTACCTACACCAGAACTACTTCTAGTTTTCATAAGTTGTATTTGATACCTGCCACGTTCTTTCATTGCTCTACTTGTAAAGATACCAATCACATTATCAGCAGTTTGTATCTTACTCAAACCTCCTGCAATATGTGAATGATCAAATTCTATTTCTTCAACACTTGCTCTGTTTAACTGCGATGCAGTAACAAACACTGTGTTGCTTTCCATTGCCAAGTTTCTAAGTTCTTCAGATACAAACTTATCTTTTACAAATAAATCACTTGGACTTACTTTTCTACTCATTGGCATCATCAAGTCTAAGTAGTCAATTAATAATACATCAATTCTCTTACCTGTCTTGATTTCATATTCTTTTACAAAACTTCTAATGTCATTTGCATTCTTACCACTTGGCATATATTTTATTTGAAATGCTCCAGACTTCTTACCAACAAGTTTAACTTTCATTTCTACTGTATCTAAATCTTTAAATATTTCTTTTGTTGGAATGTCAGTTGTCATACTATCAACTCTCATTGCCACAAGTGCTTCACTTAATTCAAATGTTAGATACACAACATTCATTCCTGCTAATGCCCAGTTCACACCTAAGTTTGCTAAGAACAAACTCTTACCTGCACCACTACCACCTGCAAAAATGTTTAGTTCACCTCTGTTGAATCCACCAAATAGTTTTCTATCTAAACTTGCCCAACCTGTGCTTACTTGTCCATTGTTATCTTTCAAACCCATAAGTCTGCCTTTAGGATCTCTAAAATAATCAATACCTAAATCTTTTTGTAATCCTACTTGCACTGCACTTTTAATCTTATCTTCTACAGGACCATAGTTGCCTTCTTCAAGTAAGTTAGCACTTTCTAATATTGCACGTTCAAGTCCTTTGTGTCTTGTAAATGTTTCAAACTCACTCAACAACCAATCATAATGTTCTTCACGTAATCCTTCTGGAATCTTAAGTTCTGTTTTACAAGTTGCATTGACCATTTCTTCTGTAGGCAATGTGTTATGTTCTGTAACATACTTGTTAATAAACTCTGCGGCGTCTTGTAATTTTCTATCAAACAAAGTATGATCAAAGATAGTTTGACAACGCACAAAACTTTGTGCATCACTCAACATCATTTCCAGATACACCTTCTGGACATCATAACCATATTCTTTATTTTGTTTTGCCACTATATAAGTCCTTTACTAGAACATCCAACAAGTCTATAAATTCATAGACTGCTTTTTTCTTTTCCGCTTCACTCTTACTACTATGTACAGTCTTAAGAAGTTTTGGATATTCTTTGTTTAGAGTTTCATTTATCATACTTTATTATACCATACTTTAGGATCAAAGTCAATATGTGTTCTTTCCATTCCAAGTACTGCTCCAATACATGATCCTGGATCTCCTGGATTTGGTGGTACCCAAATACTATCCCAGTTCGGCTTCAATTGTTTTACCATAAGTTTGTTTAACGCACAACCACCTGTCAATACAAGATTTTTTGAAGGCAGTTTAAAACTAGCACTTGTACTTATTCGCATCATCATTCTCTCAAATGCCTCCTGAGTACTTGCTCCAATATCAATTAATTCTTGTTCACTTTTTAATTCTGGTCTCCACCAATTACAACCTCTGTGTAAGTTTTCTTTGAAACGCACTTGCCAAAAACCTTTAAGACTTTTTTGAACTGTGAAGTCTTTTTCAATAGCATCAAGGTAAGCATATCTATCACCTTTGATTGCATACTCACTTAATATGTGTTCTTCTGCGTTAGGTTTAAGTCCACAACGTTGTGTCATTGCACTATAAAATAATCCAATGCTATGTGGATAATTTTGTCTATAAACTTTTTTAAGTTCTTTATCTTTACCAGTCCATATAGTAAATGTTTCAAACTCACCTATGCTATCAATACAAATGATTGTTGCATCATTGAAGCCACTGGTGTAATAACCATATGCCGCATGACTTTCATGATGATCAACATATTCTATTGGACAATTAATACCCCACTTGTTGAGATATTTTTTAATATTATTTTCTCTGGCTAACCAGCCTTGACCTGCGGCAAACTGTCTAAGTGTTTTTAGGAATGGGCGTTCATACCAAATAACTTTATCTGGTGGACCATAACTTTGCCTTGCGGCTTCTATCTGCGTCCAACTAAAGTCTGGATCATTGGGAACGTCACTAAAGTCTTTGCTTAAAGACGCCCATGCAAGTTTTTTGTCTACAAAAACTGCAAGACTGGCGTCGTGACTATTGCCTACCATTCCCCAAATTATCATTATGCTATACCTTTATATTTGTTATAGATTTTGTGTAGCACGTAAAACCAAACACTGTTGATTGCCGGTTCTACAAGTGCAACTAATCCTGCTTCGAATAAACTAGCACCAGTTAATACTGATACAACAGTCATTGCTATTAACACATGACCTATAAAAAATATAACTGCAAGTCCTAGAGAACCTTTTGAGAACTCTTTTACAGCATTGTATATTCCGCTAGTAATCTCTGTCATGATTACTCCTTTCTATTTGTAGATAAAAGGATCTCTCTTCTTAAGTTCCTTTATCCGTTTCTTCAAACGTCTTTTTTCGAAAAAGTCGTTCCAAGCCTTTTTTATTTTGTTGATTATATTCTTTAACCAAACCATTTCTTCGCTCCAAGTTGTATCTTTAAAGGATTGTGTTCAGCACTTGCAATGATACTATGTAAAGTGTAAATCTTTCCATACGTCTGAACTGCTTCATTCACGTCCTTTACAGATTCATGCCAATCTGGCATACTAACTGACCAACCCAAGTCTATTGCTTGTTGTATCAGTTTCTCGCCTGCTTCATCTCTGTCAGGCATTACTACTACTTCAGTATTTAAATTATTAATCAACATTGCTTGTTGATCTTTGATTTCACTACCTAATAGAGCAACACCTTCGACAGCGATTGCATCAAAGGGACCTTCAACCACAACCGTGTATATACGATTAGTATTAATCTGAGCATCTAGATTGAATACATAGCCAGGTTGTTGGTCACTAAGATACTTCGGATTACCGTCGTTGATCTTACGTGCGGTATATCCTACTACTTTGCCTTTATCATAGAATGGAATTATTATTCTATCTTTATAGCCAGGCTCAGGTGTCCAATGAAAATCATAATCATCTAAAAATAATTTTCTTGATTTAAGATATTCAAATACCTTAAACAAGTTATTATCTACACCTGTTGACTCGAGTGCCTGCCAGTCATCCCAGCGGTCGAGTCTCCTTGCGCCATTAGGCAAATCTTTTTGTACAAACTTTGGTAATTGTACAACTGGTTTGTGTACTGTGATACCTTCATTGCTTTTCATTATTTGCAAAGCAAGTTTGTTAATTACATCATCTGGTGTTCCTAACCATTGTAAGAACTTTCTAAATTTGAAACTTAAATTACGTCCGGGAGTCCAACTGCATTTGTATCCACAGTTGAAACAGTGATAACTTATACCACCATCGGCGTTTGATATGAGTCCACCTCTTTGTCTTTTGTCTGCTGAGTCCCCATTGTGAATACAACAGGGTGCATTGAAACTTGTCCAACCACTTGGAGTAGTTTTCTTTTTCGAAGGCAAGTATGCCGTGACTGTTTCGTGTAAGATGCTCATATTAATATTATAGTATATTATGAGCGAAAAGTCAACTAGTTTCGGACCAATACTTTATCAATAGTTCCAGAAGTTTTTGTGTATTGGAAACGTAAATGATTGAACACACCATTAAAGTTAATTGGTTTTGGTTCAGTTTCTGATCCTGTGAAAGTCACAGTGCTTACATCAAACCAATTTGTTTGTCCTGATACTTGGTTGTCCAAAGTACCCTGTACAGTAAAGTCCCCAATAAAACTAGATCCATATACTGCCGCAGTGTGTAATGCAACATTACCATTTAGTGCCGGTTCGGCATTAATAGTTTCACTTGTATAGTTGTCTGTGCTTGTTTCAGTAAATGTTTTGACTGTGTAACTATCTTTAGGTCCAGGAAATGCTTCACTGTGCAATTCCACTGTACCTGACATACCAAACTGACTATCACTGTATGTTAGATGATTAGTGCCATCTGTTTTTACAAGATACACGTTGTAAGAAAGATACTGATCCTTTAAGTTAAGTAGTTCGTTTTCTGTTATGTCAACTGTGAACTGTCCTTTATACAATGGTGTCGATGTTTCTTTTACTGTGCCTGTTTTTTCAAGCACCTGTGTTTTGTTTTCATCAAACATTGTAAATTTAGGTGTGTAAGTATTAAGAATACTTACTGGTTTCTGATCTGCATTTTTAATTTCAAATAGGATAGTATTATTAATACCCCTATGTAACTTTATATTTCTCGTGTACACTTGTCTAAACTCCGTATTGGCTCCTGCCAAATTTGACACGAGCACCATTTTATTGTTGTATAAATACCTAGGTATAAGTTGCATAACAACAGTATTTATCGAAGAATTATGTTAAGAAAAGATATCGAAGAAAATTTTCCGTTTATTAGTGTGGTCACTTATGGCCAGAAAGAGTTCGTAGGAATCATTAATAACCAAGATAACTTCGTAACCAGTATGTACGTTTACACTGATCTAATGGAAGATGCTGAGAAAAAAGCATTCATGGAACTAGGTGAAGCATGGTGGTGGGAATCAAATAGAATGATTCCTATCAGTATCTTTATGCGTAAGGAAATGGAAAGATTTAGGCATATACTAACTACTATGAATAGCAAAGATGTTAAAGTTGTTATGGGTCCAACTGTAAACTTAAACAACCTATCTGTAAAAAGAGTTAAACGTAAATCAGTTCAACTTATAAGAAAACCTAAGCCTTAGTTTTATCCAAACTTTCTAATTGTTCACATATAAGATTCATGTGTACAACTATCGCATGAGCATAAGCAACTGCGTGTGCCTTCTTAAAGAAGTAACTACCGTCTTTTGGTTTTGTCCAAACTTGCTTCATTATGTTGTCCCAAGTTTCGTTCTCGAGATGTCTCTTTGCTGGTCTTATTATCGCCAACGTCGCCGCTAGTTGTTCTATTGATTTCGGAGATAGTTTCTTTAAAAGAGTATTGTGTTCTCCTACGTGAAATAATTGATTGCTGAATTCTGCTTCTGTTAGTAAATCCCATAACGGCTCCTTAGTCATAAGTTTGATAAGATGTTCTTCATCTTTTACTTGTTTATATATAAAAACATTTAAGAAATCAATTTTAAAATATTTTCTTTCTTCCGCTTCATCATAGTCTATTGTTGCAAGGTTATCCACAGGGTTATGTGGAATCTCAGTAAAGTAAACACCAGTGTTATGTTTTTTACCTGTATCAAGTTTTGCTACTCGATGATTCAGTTTCTCAAGTATTACATCTCTATCAGCAAAGTCTATATCTATATCAGGCATTTACTACTTCTCTAAGTTTTGATTTAGGAACATCAATGTGTCTTTTATCACAGTATTCGTCTATCACACAAATGTTACATTTAGGTTTTTTACTTTTACAAATTCTTTTTGCATGAGTTATTAATTGCATATGAGCCGCATACTTATATTTGTCTGGAGTAGTGTCATTTACTATTATTGCACTCTTACCTTCGTCTAATGTGTTTGTCCAACCAAGTCTCCATAACAATCGAAACACGTGAGTATCAACTGCAATGTTTGGAGCACCCCAAACAAATCTCATCATTATATCACTGCTCTTTCTTCCAACTCCGGGTAGTGCCATTAATTCTTTTTGTGTTTGTGGAACTTTGCCATTGTATTTTTCTATTAATACATTTGAAGTTGCAAGTATGTTTTTAGATTTTGCATTGTATAATCCTGCAGGTTTGATTGCTTCTATAATTTCTTCTTGTGTTAACTTAACCATATCCCAAGGATTGTCTGCTAATGAAAACAGTTGCCTACAAGCAACTGCTGTTCTTTTATCTTGACTTTGTGCTGAAAGCATAACACCTATTAAACTTTGATAAGACTCTTTGTGTATCTTTGCCGCAGGCTTTCTATTAGAATACTTCGGCCAATACTCACTTAATCTTTTGTATATAGAATCTATCTGTGCTTCTGTCTTCATCATTCTTTATCTTCTTTAGATTTAATGTGTTGGAAATCTAAATATCCTTCACACCATTCATAAAATGCTCTATCAGTGTCAGGCCAGCAATCTGCAAAAGCAGGATCTTTTCTATGTTCATTATACTGTGCTCTTACTTCTTTTTCACTTAACATTATTCTCTCCAACCCACATCTTCTATATCATCTGTTTTACATACAGGACAAAGCCAGTCGCCGCCTTCGTCATCATAGTTCATAACTAGTTCCTGTGCAACGCCTTTCCATTTACATCTGAAGCAATACCAATTCCACATATCGACGTGCTTCTTTTCTTTATCCATATATTATTATACTTTATATTTTTTCAAAAGTCAATCAGATGCCTGCCTTTTGGCTAATTTCTTTAACCAGTTCTACATCTGCTATACTGCGTTTAAAACGTAATGCCCAGTGTTGAGGATTCATTACGTGAAACACAATTTGTAATTGTTCATCATTAAATTTGGATAGCATTTCTTTTCCTGTCCTACTATTCAAAATCAACCACGGACTTACCTTTCCATCTTTGATATCTTGTGTTGCTCTATTCAAACTTACATAATTGAAATAGTCTTCCCAACGTGCTTCTTTGTCATCTCCCCATTCCATCATTGTTTTGATTGAACGTTCAACTGCTGTTTCTACACTTTCTTTTAGAATTAATTCTAGTGCATACTTTTCATACAATTCTTCTCTTGCCCAATGATCAAGTTTCACTCCGCTTGTTACAACATAGTCAATATACTTTTCTGGATATAGTGGTCGGACGTTGTTTACAAAAGATCCAAACTTTACAAATGCATTGTAGTATGGACTATCACAAAACTGTTGATAAGTTTTT